GTCAACGTGTAGGTGACATGCGTATGCTGACATGGGATAGTATTGACTTCAATACACGTAGACTAAGACTGTTACAGTCCAAGCGTGGTGCAGAGGTACAGCTACCCATATCAGATGCGTTACTCGATATGCTTACAGAACAACGTCAGGACTTTGACTTCCAGAAATATGTAGCACCTATGCCTTCACCTAAAGGTGGTGAGTACAAACCATTCTCAATGGAACGATTGTCCAAGATAGGTAGAACAATTATGAGACAGGCTAAACTGCCTGATGAATTACGCTTGATGGATCTGCGAAGAACTGGTACAACTGAAATGGTAGAGGCAGGTGTGCCATTGCCACAGATTATGTCAGTGACAGGACATGCTAATCCACAATCGGTGAAGCCTTACATAAAGAATACTTATCTTAGTGCTAACAGTGCATTGACTGCACGACAACAGTTTAAGGAGGATTGATATGCTACAAGCAGACCGAGATAAAAAAGCAGAGTATATGAGACAGTACTACATAAATAATAAAGAAAAGATACAGGAAAAAAACAGATTATATAATCAAAAGAATAAAGAAAGACTAAAGGTACTAGCACAAGAGTATCGATTAAAAAATAAAGATAAGATACGTGACTATAAACACGAATATTATAAGGAACTTCAAAACATTAATAAGCACTCAGATATATGTAAGGCATTTTTAACAAAAAAAATATGTGCAATGAGAAGTAGACATGACTCTGTGACATTAACACCTGAAGAACTACTAGAATTGATACCAAAAGATTTAAGATGTCCTGTATTTGGAATTAAGTTTACTTTTGAAGGTGGTAATAACTGGAAAAAGAGACAGAGAAATATGTCTGTAGATAGAATAGATAATAGTAAAGGCTATCATAAAGATAACGTGATAATTGTTTCTTTTAAAGCTAATGCTATGAAAAGTTCAGCCACACTTAAGGAGTTATACCAAGTCGCAGATTTTTATTATGAACTGGGGAAGAAATTAAATGCTTGAATATCTCACAGGCTTAGACATCACTGATGGTAGTTCTGTACGTATGGATTGTCCTGAATGCAAAGGACGTAGGACATTCACTGTGTCCAATCTAAATGGACAGCTACTATGGAACTGTTACAAGGCAGGATGTAGTATCAGTGGTGCTAACAGGGTAAGCATGTCTGCTACTGCTATACAGGATAAGCTAAACAAAGTAGTAAAGGTAAAGGACACCAGCTTTGATATGCCTATGTACGTAGTGCCAGTGCCTGTACCTACTGATGCCCCTGTCTATGAGTATGCAAGTGAGTGGGGTCTTGATGTAGCAAAGCATGGTCTGATGTATGACATACGTGAGCATCGTGTTGTGTTTCCTGTAGTACATAATGGTATTACAGTTGACGCTACTGGCAGGGCATTGGGTAAGCGGATACCTAAGTGGAAGCGATATGGAAATAGTGGGTTGCCTTATGTACATGGTTGTGGTAAGGTAGCTGTTGTTGTAGAGGATTGCGTTAGTGCAGCAGTTGTTGGAGGAGATCGACATACAGGGGTAGCTTTAATGGGAACCTCCATGTCCAACGAACAGAGGCAATACCTAGCGCAGTTCTCTACAGCAGTAGTAGCATTAGATCCTGATGCATCAAAGAAAACATTAACAATAGCAAAGGAGTTACGAAGTGTAGTTAATAATGTAAAAGTCCTACGTCTACAGGACGATATAAAGTATAGACACAAGAAAGATATGGACGCTCTTAATGAACTATGAAAGGATGAGCTATGGAACTTTCACTTATACGAAGCCTTATGGAGAAACAATTCTACGAGGAACACAGGGGTTCACGTTGCCCTATGAAACTATTCAGCAAGGACATACAGAAAGTTAAACGTGTAATAGATAAAGCAATGGATGACTATGATCGCAGTGTCTCACCAGATGAAGTTGAGGCACTTTTTTTATCGGATAATCCAACACTGACTACAGCACAGAAGCAACAGTACTCTGCTTTGTTTGGTCAGATTAAAACACAACAGCCTATGGGTAAGGACATAGCACAAGAGGTACTGTCTAAGTTATTTCAGCAGGTGATTGGTGAAGAGGTTGCCAACTTAGGTTTCGACTTTGTTAATGGATCACTCAAAAGTCTACAGCCACTACGTAATCTACTTGAGGTACATGGTGATGACTTCATACCTAAGTTACAGGTACAGTGGGAAGACATGAACATGGACAGGATACTTGACGAGGGTGACTTACAAAGCAAGTGGACCTTCAACATACCTAGCCTTGCACGTAAGGTTCCGGGCGTGAATGCAGGTCAGCTTATTGAAATAGGTGCTAGGTCCAACACAGGTAAGACTAGCTTCCATGCCAGCTTGGTTATGGGGCCAGATGGTTTCGCAGATCAGGGTGCTAAAGTTATTGTACTCTGTAATGAAGAAACACCTACTCGTGTAGGCCACAGGTATCTGACATGTGCAGTAGGTACAGACTCAGTAGGCATACGTAAGGATAAGGCTAGGCATCTAGCTACGTACAGATCCAAGTCTCGTCACCTCAAGTTCAAGGACAGCACAGAGAAAGACATGGCATGGGTGGAGTCAGTATGTAAATACTACAAGCCTGACATCATCATGCTAGATATGGGTGACAAGTTTACATCCACAGCTAACTCTGCCAGTATACATGAGACACTCAAACAGAATGTCATGTACGCTAGACAGATAGCAAAGCAACAGGAGTGCGCTGTGTTCTATATGTCACAGTTATCTGCTGAAGCTGAAGGTAGAGTAGTACTCAATCAATCTATGATGGAAGGTTCTAAGACAGGCAAGGCAGCTGAAGCTGACCTCATGCTCCTGATTGCAAGGAACCCACCAACAGAGAACCAGACTGAGGAAGACACACAGAGACATATCAACATTGCGAAAAACAAGTTGACAGGTTGGCATGGTATGGTAACTTGTGAGTTTGATTATAAGACAGCATTGTTTTCAGCATAAGGAGGTTAAACATGGTTAATATATTCACACCTAAGAAGGATGCAGATGAGCAGATCTTCTTTCCATTTGGCCCTGTCATGGGCTACAAGAAACTAAGTCCTGAGTTTGTAAAGAACATGAATAGTTTCTATGAAGAAGAACCTGATCTACAGGACTACTCAGATAATCTGGTAGGTAAGGTAGGTCAGGAGCTACACTTCAATGAAGCAATGAGAGACTTGTTCTTGAATGAAGTCAAAGACTTTATAGGTAGGTATAATCAGACAGCTACTATACGAAACTCATATGGTAGAAACAGATTGAATACAGATAACTTTGAGTACAGTATGCAGTTCGTATCTGGCTGGTTAGTCAGGCAGTTTGAGACTGAGTACAATCCAGTACACCTACATACAGGATGTCGTATGTCCTGTGTTGGGTATCTGAAACTACCTGAAGGTATCGAGAAAGAATGGGAAGAGGACTACAAAGATCATCATCCTTCTCATGGACACATACAATTTATATCTGGTAGTGCAGGTAGCTACAGTGCTACAAACTTTATGGTAAGACCACAAGTTGGAGACTTCTATGTATTTCCTAGTGAGTTGTTCCATTGTGTGTATCCTTTCTATACTAAAGGTGAGCGCAGATCGTTTAGTTCTAACTTTAACTTCGTAGAAATTCCTAAAGGAGAGAAAAGTGAAACTGACTCTTGATGTAGAAAACACAGTAATCAAACGTGAAGGTAAGCTACAGCTAGATCCTTTCGAGCCAGAGAACACATTAGTTATGGTGGGTATGCTCGATGATCATGGCAATGAAGACATCGTTACGTTTGATCACAGTGAAGTAGAGGCTACTCCTAATGGTCATGCTATTGTACAGAGCAAGTTAGATCAGGCTACTGTACTGATTGGTCACAACATAGGCCATGACTTAGTGTGGTTATGGGAGTCAGGCTTTACCTACAATGGATCAGTGTTTGACACAATGATGATGGAGTACCTGATACTACGTGGTGTCAAGCAACCCCTGTCATTGGAAGCATGTGCACAACGCTACGATCTGGACACTAAGAAGCAGGACACACTCAAGGCTTATCTCAAGCAGGGTGTATCAGTACGTGATGTACCACATGCTGAGTTAGCTGAGTATCTAAGTGCTGACCTACATGCAACACAACAACTGGCACATGAATTGCGTATCAAGCTAGTAGGTACAGATGCTAGTGGTATGCACAATGTAGTGCAGCTAACTAATCAGATGGTTATTGCACTAGCTAAGATCTATACGAGAGGTTTTAACGTAGACATTACTGCACTGGAAGGTGTACGTATTGCATTTGAAGAAGAAAGAAAGGAGGTACTATCATACTTAGAAACTAAAGTAAGGGAATTAATGGGAGATGTACCATTAAACTTAAGCAGTCCAGAGCAACTATCCACTCTGATATACAGTCGTAAGCCTGTAGATAAAACAGTCTGGATAAATAAGTTCGATCCGTATATGGGGCAGACTGCTTTCAAACAACTGGTCAGGGAAGAAACTGACATAGTGTACAAGTCACATGTAAAGCGGTGTGTCGATTGCTATGGGTCAGGTAAAATAAGAAAGGAGAAAAAGGATGGAACACCATACGCCAAACTGTCAAAGTGTAACTCGTGCGATGGCAATGGGTATCATGTTATTCCTACTAGTATTGTTGGTGGTTTAAAGTTTAATGCTCCCAATGCTAAGTGGGCTACAGCTAATGGGTTCTCTACTAACAGAAAGAACCTAGAGCTACTAGCAAACTCAGCGAGAACTAAAGGCATGACTGATGCACTAGAGTTTCTTGAGAAGGTACAAAGGCTATCTGCATTGGATACTTATCTATCCTCATTCGTTGGTGGGATAGCTAACAATGTGAAAGCTGATGGTAAGTTACACGTAAGACTAAACCAACACATGACATCTACTGGTAGGCTAAGTGGGAAAGAGCCTAACATGCAGAACATGCCACGTGGAGGTACGTTCCCTGTCAAGCGTGTATTCGTATCGAGGTTCAATGGAGGCAAGATACTTGAAGCTGACTTTGCACAGCTAGAGTTTCGTGTAGCTGCGTACCTATCTCAAGATCCTGTAGCTATCAGGGAAGTAACAGATGGTTTTGATGTGCATTCCTACACAGCCAAGATCATCACAGATGCTGGACAGGTTATGTCCAGACAAGATGCCAAAGCACATACCTTTGCTCCTCTATATGGGGCTAGTGGATATGGTAGATCTAAAGCAGAGGCTACCTACTACACCCACTTCAATGAGAAGTACAAGGGTATTGCTAACTGGCATGACACTCTTGCCAAAGAAGCACTTAACACAGGCAAGATTACAACACCATCAGGCAGGGAGTTTTCCTTTCCTGATGTACAAAGAAATGCACGTGGTAGGATCAGTTACTTTACACAGATCAAGAACTATCCTGTGCAATCATTTGCTACAGCAGACATTGTACCTGTAGCATTACTATGGATAGAGACATTACTCAAGTGTAATAAGTCTTGCGTTGTCAATACAGTACACGATAGTATTGTTATTGATGTACATCCAGACGAAGAAGAACAAGTCTTAACAGCTATCGAAGATTGCAATACTAATTTAGATACATGTATTAAACAACATCTAGGTGTTGATATTAATGTACCTTTATTATTAGAATCTAAAATAGGTAATAATTGGCTTGACATTAAGGACGTTGCGTAGTATAACTATGCTCTTTTGAAAAACTATGTGAGGAGAATAACACATGTCGATAACAACTGTAGATACAAACAACTATGACGAAATGGCTAAAGCAATGGGCATCACAGCAGATGCTGGTAACAAGGGTAAGCAGACTAGCAATCTAGCTAGACTACGTATCTCTCATTCAGCTATTATGGGTGAGACTGAACTGAAAGGTAAGAAGGTAAACATGGAGGTGGTGTCAGGTGGGCACTTCAAGTTAGAAGTACCAGACAGTAGCACTGTGTACGCACCACAGATTAAGATACGTACATTCTTACAACGCTTTATGTACAAGCGTTTTATTAAAGGTTCAGGTACATTCCTAATCGCTTTGTCAAGACTGTCATGGGTGAGTCCTTGTATGTCGATCTCAAAGACAACGATGGTGGGTTCAACTGTGGTAAGCCTAGTGGTTGGATCAAAGACTTCAAGGCACTGCCTACTGCACAACAGGATCTGATCAGACAGATCAAGCGCACACGTGTTGTGTTTGGTTTAGCCGATCTAGTTGATCCTGTAGATGAGTCAGGTGCAGAAACTAAGGTAGGCACTACACCTTTCATATGGGAGATAGATAATCGTGATGCCTTTAAGATACTAGGCGACACATACAACTCCTTTAATAAGCAGAGGTTACTACCTATCTCACACGTGCTTACTGTTGGCACAGAAGAAAAGCCATTGCCAAATGGTAGTAGCTTTTATATTCCTGAAGTATCTGTTGATATGGACAACACGATTGCCCTGACATCAGATGATCAGTCTACGTTTGCTGACTTCATGGAGTGGGTAGATAGTTACAATGAGTACATCGCTACTGCATGGAATGATAAGTCCAAGCGTAAGATGTCTGCTGATGATACAGACTTAGTGAATGAGTTTGTTGACCTTGAAGATGAAGCAGTAGCGTAATGAATCATCCTGCTGAACTGGCACTAGCGCAGTACATGACAGATGCAGCCAATGGTAAGGCTGTGTTATCTGAAGATACTATACAACGTATTGGTAAGGATGTCATGGATGCACTAGCTCGTCAGTTTGGTGGGGGCAACAAGCGTGGTGAGTTCGGCTTGAGGATGTCTAATATAGGCAGACCCTCTTGCCAACTCTGGTTTCAAAAGAACCAGCCTGAGAAAGCACAGCCCCTACCCAGTAACTTTGTAATGAATATGATGTTAGGAGATATAGTAGAGGCAGTATTCAAAGGACTATTAACAGAAGCAAAGGTAGAGTATGGAGATGCTGATACAGTAGAGCTAGACCTGCCTGAACAAGACACTAAGATTAAAGGCACTTATGATATAGAGATTGATGGGGCTGTAGATGATATTAAATCTGCATCTGATTGGTCCTATAGAAATAAGTTCAAAGACTTTGCTACGTTAAAAGCACATGACTCGTTTGGTTATGTGGGTCAACTTGCAGGGTACGCTACAGCATCAGGTCTTAAGCCCGGTGGTTGGTGGGTAGTTAATAAAGCAAATGGTAGCTTTAAATATGTACCAGCTAAAGGCATTGACATGATGGAAGAAATGTACCATATTAACAAGACAGTTAAGACTGTTAATGATAATGAGTTCAAGAGATGTTTTGATGCAGTAGATGAAACCTTTAATGGTAAACCAACAGGAAATAAAATACTAGGCAGTGAGTGTAGCTGGTGTTCTTTCCGCAAAACCTGTTGGCCTGAGTTGAAAGAACTACCAGCATTGAAGTCACGTGCAAAGGAACCTAAGATAGTTTCTTACGTGCATATAGAGAAGGAGAGTAAAGCATGACTGATTTTCCTGAAGCAAGTTATCTTGAGGCAAATCCAGACGTTAAGGAAGCTGTAGAGAATGGACAGTTTCGTAATGGTAAGCATCACTACGATGCATATGGTAAGAATGAAAACAGAAAGGGGTTAGAAGAATGGACACAGACTTAGCAGAATTAGAAAGTGCAATCAGAGAAGCTGAAGCACAGCTATCTGAAATGAAACGTGAGTACAAAGAGAAGCGTACTGCTTCCTTACGTGCTGCATTAGAGGCTAGAAAGGATATAGACTCTACAATACGTGAGGAGCTAAAGACACTAGGCTACGGTGTAAATCAACTAGGCTCTGGTGCATTTTCATTCTGGCATGGCAGAGCTTCATAACACGTGATGAACTATACAAAGTTCTCTCATGCAAGGAAGTATGGGTACAGGTCAGGCTTAGAAAAGAAACTCGCAGATGAGCTTAAGGTTTTAAAAGTAAAGTTTACATATGAAAGCCTTAAGATAGAGTGGGAAGATCTAGCCTACCGTACCTATACTCCTGATTTTGTACTGGATAATGGTATAATCATAGAGTCTAAGGGGATGTTTACTGCTGCTGATAGGCGTAAGCATCTCGCAATTAAGAGACAACATCCTAAATTGGATATAAGATTTGTCTTTGAAAACAGTAGAAGAAAGCTACGTAAAGGAGCGAAGAGTACGTATGGAGAATGGTGTTATAAGTATGGCTTACTGTATAGTAACAGGGTTATACCTGAAGAATGGCTAAAAGAAAAAGGCAAGAACAAACACAAAAAGTTTATAGCCTTTACAGGAACTAAGAGGAGAATCGTATGACAGAAGAAATAACACCTGAGTTTGATCCTAATGATTTTGCAATACGATTGCGTCCTCATATGGTAGATGGTCAGTGGAATGGTGATGTAGATATATGTATAATGTGGGATGACAAACACAAACTTACAGGAGAAGACTTTACAAAGCTGATGCATTTGACTAAAATGATTTGTGCTTCTGTACCTATGATGGAGTACGATGAAGTACTAAGAAGTGACATAAGTAATTACGTAACAGACTACGAGAATGACACGTTACCAAAGACACATATAACTGAGCCTGTTCAGGCAGAGGTAACAGGTGTAGATGGTAATGTAATACACTTAACCTTTAACACTAAGACGAAAGGATCAGCATAATGGACACACTTACAATGGGCAATGAGACTATTACAATTAAAGATACTACTGGACCATTTTCATTCTCATCTTTTGATATGGTCAATCATCCACCACACTATAATCAAAATGGGGTAGAGTGCATTGACGCTATCAGTGCTGCTACAGGTGATAACTTTAAGTACTACCTACAAGGTAACATAATGAAATACTTATGGAGGTTTGATTACAAAGGTAAGGCTGTAGAAGATCTTAATAAAGCTAAGTGGTACTTAGATAAACTAATAGAACACATGGATAAATAATGAAAGTAAAAGTATTTATAACCTTAGACATTGACAAAGAAGAGTATCCTATGCCTTCTGATGGAGATGTCGCATCTGAAATAGATGATGGCTTACGTGACTATATCCACGATGTAGGAGGCTTAGAGGTATCATCATTAAAAATTACTATGGAGAGATAGACATGCACACAAATAACTATTTAAGTTCTGACTACCAAAATTTTATTGCACTATCACGTTATGCCAGATGGAGAGAAGGTGATCAGAGGCGTGAAGGTTGGCTTGAAACAGTCGAGAGATACTTTAACTATCTTGAAAGTTATGTACTAGAGAAGTATGGCTACATAATGCCTGACAATATACACGAGAAACTATCTAGTGCAGTACAGGACTTAAATATTATGCCGAGTATGAGAGCATTGATGACAGCAGGTGCACCATTGGATATATGCCACGTGCCTAGTTACAACTGTTCATACATGACAGTGGATACACCAAGAGTATTTGATGAGTGTATGTATATACTTATGTGTGGTACAGGTGTTGGCTTCTCTGTTGAAAGACAGTATACAGATAAGCTACCCATAGTTAATGAAGAACTGCATAGTTCTGATACAGTAATTAAGGTAGGAGACTCACGTGTTGGTTGGGCAAAGTCTCTGAAAGAATTACTAGCTATGTTATACTCTGGTCAGATACCTACATGGGATGTCAGTGCAGTACGTCCTGCTGGTGCTAGGCTAAAGACGTTTGGTGGTAGGGCATCTGGTCCTGCACCACTAGAGGATCTGTTTAACTTCTGCATTGAGAAGTTTAAAGGTGCGGTAGGACGTAGACTAACACCACTAGAATGCCATGACATCATGTGTAAGATAGGCGAGGTAGTAGTTGTAGGTGGTGTAAGACGTAGTGCATTGATCAGCCTGTCAGACATTGATGATGACCAGATGCGTCATGCTAAGTCAGGACAGTGGTGGGAGAATGAAGGACAGAGAGCACTAGCTAATAACAGTGTAGCGTACAGTACTAAACCTGACATGGGAACATTCATGCGAGAGTGGACATCACTGTACGAAAGTCAGTCAGGTGAACGTGGTATATTCAACAGGCAGTCAGCACTGAAGCAAGCATCTAAAACTGGCAGAAGAGATAGTGATCATGTCTTTGGTTGTAACCCATGTTCTGAGATTATACTAAGACCATTTCAGTTCTGTAACCTGTCAGAAGTAGTCGCACGTAATACTGATACACTTAAAACACTTAAAGAGAAAGTAAAGTTAGCTACTATACTAGGTACATTACAGTCTACACTTACTGATTTTAGATACCTACGTAAGATATGGAAGACTAATACTGAAGAAGAAAGGTTGTTAGGTGTATCTCTTACAGGTATCATGGACTGTCCATTGTTAAATGGCACACATCAGAGTCTTACTCTTCCTAAGATACTAGAGGAACTAAAGCAGGTAGCTGTAGATACCAACAAAGAGATAGCAGAAGCAATAGGCATTAACATGTCAGTAGCTATTACATGTGTTAAGCCATCAGGTACTGTATCACAGCTAGTAGATAGTGCCAGTGGCATTCATGCAAGGCATAGTCCATACTACATCAGGACAGTACGTGCTGATAACAAAGACCCTATGACACAGTTCATGGTTGATATGGGTATACCTAATGAGCCTGACGTTACTAAGCCATTAGACACTACAGTGTTTAGCTTTCCTACTATCGCACCAACAGGGGCTGTGACACGTAATGATATGACAGCTATAGAACAATTAAATCTGTGGCTAACGTATCAAACACACTGGTGTGAACACAAACCATCTGTTACAATATCAGTTAAGCAGAACGAATGGATGGAAGTAGGAGCATGGGTATACGAGAACTTTGATGATCTATCAGGCATTAGCTTCCTACCTTACAGTGAGCATGTGTATAAGCAAGCTCCTTATCAAGAGGTAGATAAGTCTACATGCATGGAGATGGTTAAGCGTATGCCAAGTAGAATAGATTGGAGTAAGCTATCTGACTACGAAAAAGAAGACGGTACATCTGGAGGCAGGGAACTAGCCTGTTCAGCAGGTGTATGTGAAGTTGTTGACTTAACTGCATAAGGAGTATACAATATGATTGCATTAGATATAACAGACGATATGGTAATGGAAGCTAGGCACAAGATGTTAGAGATGGGCATGTTACAGCAGTCCATCTTGAATGGTGGAGGTACACTAGCAGGTTTCATAGGGGAGCAGGTAGCTCTGAAAGTAATGGGAGGTAAGTGGTTGAACACTTATGACTATGACATCATGCTTGACAATGGTAAGACAGTAGACGTAAAGACAAAGCAGACAAGTGTACCTCCACTAAGTCATTACGAATGTTCTGTGGCTAAGTTAAATACCAGACAGAAGTGTGACATGTATGCCTTTGTACGTGTTAAGAAAGATCTTAGCACTGCATGGTTCTTAGGTAGTAAAGATAAGATAGAGTACTTTGACAATGCTGTGTTTAAAAAGAAAGGCGATAAAGATGGTGACAATAACTTTGTTATCAGGTCTGATTGTTATAATATGGCAATTACTGAATTGGATCAACCGAATTAGCAGGGAGAAGTAGTATGCGTAGAGGACTAAACAAGAATGATGCACCACTAAAGATACAGTGGCGTAGAGGTTACGATGCTTTCTACAGGGGAGCAAAGTATACTAACCCATACAAAGAAAACTCCATGCAATCTAGAGAGTGGGAACGTGGTTATAACAAGGCCTACTTTGAGACACTACGAAAGGTAAAGCATGAAGAGCAACTTAGAACAGTCAGCACTTAACTGGTTGAAGGAGAGATATGCAATGTTAGATTTTAATGATTACCAAAAGATCGCACAGACAACAGCTATATATCCACGAGAATATAAGATTACATATCCAGCTTTAGGTTTGGTTGGGGAAGCAGGTGAGGTAGCCAATAAGGTAAAGAAACTTATTAGGGATGGTGAAGATACCATGCCTCACGATTGGAAGGAACAACTAGCATCAGAGATAGGTGATGTACTGTGGTACTGTGCAGCACTGGCATCTGATCTTGACATGTCGTTGAGTGTCATAGCTAAACAGAATAAAGATAAGCTAGAAGCTAGGTTAAAGAAAGGTACGATACAGGGTAGTGGAGATAAACGCTAACGTGCCATAAGTTTTGCAATTTCGGTAGCCTGTAGGTAGTGATCAACAGAGGGTTCTTCTCTTTGTTGCTCTACTACTGATCTACCATACTTATCTTGATAGATCTCATCTGCTAATGCACGTTGCTGTGGTGACAGCTTAATCCAATCACCTCTTGTAAATGAGGTTGGTCCTCCTGTTTCATTTCTATCCTGTGCATCCATCCTACCCAGAACAGAAGAGATTTTTCTAACTTCTCCTAGTTGCTTACTTAAAAATACTTTCTGTTCGTTCTTAGATAAGCTATCATAATATTTAGAGTCTACTATATCCCCTAAATCTTTTTCTACTAGTGGACCAAGATATTTATTTACAAATGCAGAGGCTCGTTTATCACCTGTACGTGGTGTAAGTGTGTAGTCTTCCATGCCATGTTTAAGTAATTCTTTTTCTATATCGCTTCTACGTTCAACAGAGGATACACCATAAAACAATCTCATCACAGGACTTTGTATATATCTTTCACCCTCTCTAGTTGTTTGCTCTCGTACAGGCAATGTCTTAGCTAGGAAAGGCATGTTGTTATATAGCTTCTTCTTAGCTGCATCTACAAATCTTTCTTCTGGTGTGTCACCTTCTACCTGTGTAGCATCTCTTACTACAGCCTGTTCTTCATCAAAGATAGCAACAACATCAGTAACAATCTTAGCAGGTGTGGTAAATCTAGATCCCATCTCTCCTGTATACGCACCTAGCTTATCTGCCAGTTCTTCTGCTTCAATACCTTCAGTGATGCCTTTGTACATAATACCCATCATGTCATCCACAGCACCACCATACTGACCCATTCTAAACCTAGTACCTATTACATTTTCTTTTGTCTTCTTCCAACTGATCTCATCAAACTTATCTAATTTAATCTTAACGAATACATCAGCTAATGTTAGTATAGGAGCTAGAGGCCAGAACCTTCTAACGTCAGCAGGTTTGTTAGCCTCGCCTCTCATCTCATGTGGTTCAAGATCCTGATTCTCCATACGATATTGTATAGCTGCATATAATCCAGCAGTACCAACTACAGCTTTAGAGAACTGTGACCTAGCCTTAGCTAGATCTGCACGTGTAGTGGCATCATTCATTTGCTTACCAAATCTTCTATACATAGCATTAGTAAAGGTTGCAGCTGCATTAACACCACCTACAGGACTGAATTGCAATTGATGTGACAGTGCATTGACCATGAACCTAGCGTAAGGAAGTTCTCCTGTACCTAGCACTGGTATAAAAGGTAACTGCTCAACAAACTTAATAAAGTGATGAGCTATGTGCTCAGTACGCCCACCTCCCTGTGAAGTAGTACGTGGCATGGCAGCAAAGGTAGCTTCTAATGCTTCTCTCTGTGCATTCTTTAGCACACTCGTAGGTAACTCTCTACCTTCTGCCTGTACTACATCAAAGTTTTGTCCTATTCTTCTTAGATGTTTGTCTACAGTAGCAGAGAATACAGCCTTACGTGCAAACACATCCTGTACCATGTTAAGTGTGTTAGCAAATCTTGTAAACTTACTTAGTCCTTCATCTCCAACCTCACCTAATGATCTATCTATAACTCTTGCCATAGCAGGATTACTACGTAACAAGTACTCTGTCATCTCAGATGATAGTTGTGGATCATCTAAGTATGCTAGTGCACCAAAGGTATCCTTTACAATATCTTTCATGCCTTGCTTAGTACCCTCAACAGAGGATGTACCTTCCATAATAGATCGAGTAGCTTTACCAAAATGGTACAGTGTACTTTCTATTGCATTAAAACCTACCTGCATTGTCTGTGTAAGTGCTAGTGTAGCTATGTTACCTGCTGTTGTACTGAATCTTGTAACAGCTAGTGCTCTACCTTCTCTATCTAAACGTCTTATACCATCCCAGATATAACCAAAAACATTTGTAGAACTAGCCTGTACACCTGCTAACTCATCTAGCTTCTTTACAAACTGAGGATGTAGCTCCCTTAGTTTTTTTAATCTCTGTCCCATTGGAGCTAGAGTAGCTAGTGATTTACCAGCATCACTATATGTCACACCTACTATAGACTCAAACAATTCTGGAGTTAAACCTGCTTTAGATATTGCTTTGTCTAACAGATCAGGGTCTAGCTCTTGTGCTTCAGTAGATCTTATAATAGAGCGTACAACTTCATTAGCTTTCATACTAGGCTCTATACCCGGAGGGGTCATACCTCTAGCATTATAATCATCAAAGATAGTCAGTGCTACTTTATTAATTCTTTCTAGTATATCTGTTCTTACTTTAGATTCAACTAGGTCTATGTTATCTACATTACCAAGTATCTCTAGATATTCTTTTGCATCTACTGGATCAAATATTTCATCAGGTATTTCTTTTCCTGCATTTTTTAATGCATCATCGGATTGATATTTTTGTAGTTTATCTGCTTTTATTTTGTCGGCTAATTCTATCTTAGCTGTATTACGTTTGTCCATCCTACCTGCTAAACCAGCAAACTCCTGCTTTTGCTGTAGTCCAAATCCCAAACCGCCAGCAATAGCACCCACACCTGTTGCAATACCAGTTCTCTCTAAATCTATATCAACATCTTCTATGTTTACATTAGCCTGTTCAATACGTTGTGTTCCTATGTCAAGGCTACCTGATGCAACACCTTCAGTAACTGCACCGATCTTTACACCTCTTTTCATGCCTATTTTCTTAGCTTCTTTTAAAGCTGCATCTCTACCTTTTTTCTTTAGTGTTTCTTTTACAGCAAGCATTGCCCCTCTAGAAAACATCTTACCAAACACACCACCTAGTAATACAATAGGATCAACTACAGTATAGAATAGGTAGTCGAATATTGCAGAGCCAGCACTGCCACCACCTTTTTCATAGAAGTTAGGTAAATTATTTTCTACATCTATATATACATCAACAAAGTTTTCCCTTTCTTCAGGAGAAGCCTTACGTATCCAATCAATCATGCCCGACATGTTTATTGTATTATTTTCTATGGCTCTTTTAAAAGTTAAAAATCTTTCAAAGTATTCTTCGTTAGTTTCACCTTCTCGTTGACCCCCATCTTCTCCATAATAACTTTTATCAAACTGTCTAATCTTATCCATTACAACATTATTATTAGCATACTGTGCCTTAGATATTTTACCTTCTTCTACTTCTTCTTCTGCAACAACTTCTTCCTCTTCTCCTACATAGTATTTATCTATTAAAGAAGAGTCACTCTGCGTGACAGGCACAGTCTCTTGTTCTGTTTCCTGTATTGTAGGAGCAACAGTTTCTGTTTCTTCTTCCTCTTCTCCTACATAGTATTTATCTATGAGTTCATTATTTGACATTGTAGGAGCAACAGTTTCTGTTTCTTCTTCCTCTTCTCCTACATAGTATTTATCTATGAGTTCATTATCAGATAATGTAAGTTGAGTTGTAGACATTTTAATTCCTAAGTTTGTGGACCCATTTTGTCATATTCAGTACCGCCTAAAGGATTTCTTCTGCCTTCTAATAAAGCACCAAATCTTTCTCTGCGAGGTACAAGACCCTGCTTATCTCTTCTAGGCCCATCTCCCATTGTTTTGTTAATTTCTTCAGCAGTTAATTTATTTTTAGTAAATGAAGGATCTAGTCCACTTGCTTGTTCTTTTTTTATCTCTTCTACAACTTTTTTAATTTCTTCATTGCTGTAACCTGATGCACTAAATATTTGTATTACTGTACTTTCTTTTTCATCTGTAGGAATAGAAGGATCATTTTCAATTTTTCTTAATGTTTTTACAAAAGTATTTTTATTTAAAACGACAGACCTTTTCTTTGGGGCAGTACCTGTATTTGTACCTGTACCAGTACCTGTACCAGTACCTGTACCTGTAGCAGTACCTGTAGCAGTACCTGTACCTGTATTCCCTTCCTCAAGTTGTTCTCTTAATATTTTAATTTCAGCATCTAAATCATCTAAAGCAGTTATAGAATTAAAGTCATTACCCTTTGGCAATAATCTATTTCTTAAATTTAAAAATGTTTGTAATTGCTTTGTCTTCCTAATTTTTTGCATTTCTTCACCCGGTACAGGAACCAGTTTAAATGATCCATCAGATTGTTTCATACGTCTAGAAACTGTTTTATCTGGGTTTCGTGGGTCAAAACCTATTTCGTCATCTACTAATTTTCTAGCCCTATCAATCATCTTAAGTGTAAAGGCTCCTGTATTACCTTGATATTTAGGAGTAGTTGTACCCATGTGATATTTTGTTGCGGCATCAAGGATTGCTTGTGCACCTTTAGTATCTCCTTCAGCTATTGCTCTCCTATATTGATCTTCAAAAGATTTATCAGGAGCCATTGTAGCTTCTACTTTACGTATACCATCTAAGGTAGCATTTGCTGCTTTTAATTCTTCCTGTAATTTAAGTTTATTTTCTGATGATATATTAGGGTTATTAATTTCCTCCATTAAATTAACAACTCTTCTAGCAGCCATTTCTTTTTGTGCATTAAAACCAAACTCTACTGGAATAGCAGTATCGGTAATACCACCTCGTACTTCTGTCAACCCAGATATGTCACGTATTGATCTACCACCAGTTGACGATAGACCCGCCTCTGTTTTTTTCTTAACTACTTCTGGACCACCGTATCCAAAGTACTCAGCAATACCACCAGCAGTAGTTACAGGTTCTCCTAATGGTTTTACAGCAGGAACAGCAGACTGTGCTAAAGTATTAAAAAATTGTGCGTTTGGTTTTTTTCCAAGTTCTTCTTCTGTTAGTTTATAAAATTGTACAGGTGTAATACCAGTTTTTTGAGTGTAGTTTAGTAGCTTAGTAGTTGCTTCTTTAGCATAGGCTAAACCACCCTGTTGAATAAAATCATTTAAGATAATACCTGATCCCGGTCCTATTTTACCAGCAAGTGCCTGTATCTCTTCATTAGCTTTCTCTACTTTTGCTTCTCTTGCGTCATTACGTTGGGCAGTTCTAGCCTGTCGTAAACTAGTAAGGCGAGCAGTTTCCGCTTTAGCAGTACTAAACTCTTCTCGCAATGCTCTATCTACACTTCCAAATAAACCTGCTGTAAATCCTGATGCAAATCCCATTATTGTCTCCTGCTCATTAACCCACCACCCATATCAGGTTCTATAACTGGCATAGGCATATCTTCTGGTTCTTCATTTGTTTTCTCTGTAGTAAATTCTTCTAGCTTAGATAGTAGCAGTGAAGTATTCATAGGCTGATCTTCTGTATTTTTTTCCATACCACTATTGTACTCTATACCAGCAGCTTCTACTGTAACTAACATCATCTCCATAATCACAGGCAGTGCAAGTATACCAGAGTCTACACTATGTATGCCCTGCATTACACTGTTCATTTGTATTGTATTAGCTATTGTGGTTAGAGGTATACCTGTCTCAGCTACATCTACTAGCATGTCAGCAAACTCATCCTCTGCTAATTTTTCTATGTAGTATTCTGCCACATCTTTAGTCTTAGTAAATCTAGTAGGTTGTTGCCAAGGTCTATTGCCCACTTCTGTTGTTAATGACATGCCCGGAATAGGAGCGTCAAATTTAGGTTCATCAACCATCTTTAAAGTTACCTCTCTGGTCTTGTATAACACGTACATACTGTCTTACTATGTCAATTTCAGATGGAGTTTCTTTCTTCATGCTTTTTGTATTACGTGTAAGCAAACCTGTTTTTTTAGGTTCAGGTTCTGATGTCTCCATACTTTTCATTAACCTATTATACACATCTGTTGTATAGTTATTATTCATTAACCTAATCCTTTAGTTATAAAAGCAGCACCTAGAGTACCAACTAAACCACCTATTGCTGTTCCAGCTGCTGAACTACTTGCTTCATCAGCTATATCTCTACGTGTATCAGCATTTATATTAGCTTCTGCTAGTGACGCTATTCTATCTAGCTCATTCTCAGCAGAGGTATACGCAAATTCAATCATATCTGAATACTGTTGCCATAGATCACTGTAAGCTGTATTAGATATATCTAGTAAAGCTGAAGCATTTAATTCGTTTACACGATTCTGTGCAGCCGTATCTGCTGTAGCTATCTGCCTACGCCATACTGCATTTGCCTGATCAATGACTAGTCTATTCTGTGCATTGAACTGATCACGCTGGTTCTCTATCTCCTTGTTAAATCTACTGACTGTACCATTTTGCCCTGCATTAAACTGTGCTATAGCATTCTTTTGTGCATCATTAAACTGGCTAGTTTGGGTAGCTAAGTTAGCAAAGAATTGATTTGACTGATTATCAGATGAAGCATTAAACTGCTTACGTGCATTGTCTGCTGCACTGTCAGTAAACAGAGACTGTATGCGTTGCTGTGCATTAAACAGTGTAGTCTGTTGTGCGTTACTTACATCTGTCATATCTTTCTGTAAGAATGCCTGTGCTTCCTGTACAGCTGCCTGTTGCCTATTATTAAGATTTGCTATATCTAGCTGTGCTAGTGATGCAATCTCAGCCATTTGTACAGCTTGTTTATTACTTAAGTTACTTAGGTTCATTGTGTTTACAATGTTACTATTCTCTAGCTGTACCTGTTGCTGTGCGGTAAAGTTCTTATCTGCAATGTCTGCAACTCTTGCTGCATTAGTTACACGAGATTGGAAACCCTGATCAAATTCCTGACCCATAAAACTAGCACGTTGCTGTGCATAAAATACAGCCATCTGTTGCCTGTTAGATAAGTTCTGTCCTTCAAACTGTGCCTGTATCTGTGCATCTGCCTGTGCTATAGGTAAGGCTGACTCCATTGCTGCCTGTACAATAGCCTGTCCAGCTATAGATGAGGAACCTAATCCACGCCTAACCATCTCAGCAGTGGCAGCTCTCATTGCACCAGCAGCCCATGATGGAGGATTAGATGCATCAAAGTCAGTTAATAAATTACTAAGCTGTCCAGCTACAGTAGCAGAAGCAGTAGGGTTAGCAGACTGTGCAACTATCTGTTCTACAAACTTAGCAGCTTCAGATGCTTCTGCAACAGGAGCTACTGTTTCTGCCTCTGTTATACCCGCACGTTGTACTTGTGTGCTAGGATCAATTGCTATACCTGTACCTGTCTCAGCCTGTTCTCCTGATATAAGAGATTTAGTCTGCTCTGCTACTTCTGGTTTAGCTTTAGTAAGTGACATGGTACGTCCAGTATTTAAATCCGTCACACCTTGAACACTAGTTGCTGTGTTAGTTGTACCTGTTACCTGTGCTAATGAAGTACCTTCTTGTGTAGCTGTAGCACCTGTTGGTGCAGGTGCATTACCAGCAGTTGCTACTGGATCTGTTGCACTTAACTGACTATCAGTTGTACTAATAGTTGTACCTGTTGGTACTGTACCATCTGGACCTGCTATTTTCTGTGCATCTAAACGTGTACCATCTGCTAATACAGGAGTTTCTAGTCTAGCTGCACTTATGTCTGCTATGCTAGTTAGTCCTGCATATGGAGATTGTGGTGGTATAAGTGCATCTATCTTAGGTCTTTTGTTCTGTAACATTTCCTGTCTACCAAACTGTATAAAGTGTTGCCTTAATTCAAAATCACTTAAGTTTGCAAGATCAGGATTATTATCTCTATATATTTGTAATTGTTCAGCATTTAATATCTGTGCATTTCTATCAAAGTTAGTTGCACCTGATGCTCCACCAATAGCTATGTATGTTGTACGTAACTCTTTTGGTGTCATATTTTGATATGCTGGATTAGAATATCTAAATGCTTCTAGTTGTTCTGGTGTTAGATCAAACTGTACAAGAGGTGGTCTAGCACCAGATGCTATTTCATTTCTACCAAACTGTGCATAGTGTGATCTAGCTTCAGCTAAAGTATCTATACCAGCTGCACGTAAATCAGGAAACTGATCTAAGTAATCTATAATAACTTCATCTGGTGCATCATCAAAATTAGTTGGCGTTAGTGATAAACCAGTTAAAGGATTAATTCTATTACTGTTACCAAAAGCATCATAGTGTGCCTGTGCTAATCTTTGGTTTTTCTCTTGCTCAGTTAGCCCTTCTAATGATGCTGGATCTAAACCAAATGTATTACCTGCATTAATAGCATCTACAATGTCCTGTCTATTTGCTAAATATACACCACCATCTACAAGCGCACCTTGTCCGGGTACTACAGGTGGTGGTGATTCACCTGTAGCTCCTGTACCTGTACCTGTACCTGCTGATGGTGCAGTTATTTGTACACCCGGTTGATACTGCCCAACAGGCAACTGTGCATTACGAAATGCTGGCATTTGATTTATAGCTTCTTGTTGTTCTGGAGTACTAGAATAAAAGTTACGTATGTGCTGTTGATCAGTGGTTAAACTTTCATTAGGTGTAGATGCTAACTCTTGTAGTGTAGCAAATGTACGATTAGGATCAGGTGGTGCAGGTAGTGTACCTCTAATTGCATCAGCAGCAACCTGACCTATACTTGTACCTGTATCTGCTGGTGGAGGTTGTGTTACTGTACCTTCTGGTGGAGGTTGTGTTACTGTACCTTCTGGTGGTGGTGGTGTAGTTCTAGTTATAGGATCTGGATCTCGTGGATCAGCACCTAAATTTAATGATCTACCTTCTTGAAAACCAAAACGTGTAAAATGATCTTTTGCTAATCTATCTAGTTCAGCAGTACTTCTACCGCCCTGTTCATCAATAGGAACTTGACTATATATATTATCTCTTACATCTTCATTTGCTGTTAAATAATTAGTTGTATCAAAACCTGTTGGCACACCAACTGATCCAGATCTATTTTCTCCACCGCCAAACTTTTGAAAGTGATCAGCTGCATTACTAAACTGACCCATACTTATAGCTTTTACAACATCAGGATTGTTTGCTAGATAGTTCTGTTCGTTAAAACCTCGTGGCAGATTATAACCACCAGCTTGAAAGTTACGTACATAACCACCACTAGCCATGTTCATAGCTTTGTTGACATAGCTGTTCATCATCATCTGCTTATCTGGATTAGCTTGCAAATAAGATTGGAACTGATCAGCAGGGCCAGTATAACCCATACGTTGCTGTATCTTCTTCATGCCTTCTGGTTTAAATCCTTGAAACATTTGCATTGTCTATTACCTTTTTTCTAATACTTTGTCTAGCTTATCCTCTAACCTATGGAGAGCTTCTGATACCATTTTCATATCTTCTCTTAGCTCTTGCTTAGTAGAGTAATCTTCTCTAGTCCTGTTCAGAAGTATATCTATTCGTTTAACCTCTGCCATGAGATTCCTGAACATCCAAATGGCTGGACCAATCACCAGCGTTAGTACTACGTTCCAAAAAATTACTGGCGATATTTCTTCCATTAGTCATTAACCTTTCACAATTAATTCTGTTGCAGATATTGCAGTTCCAGCTACTACACTAGGACTATCTGCACTTGTTCCTAATGTACCATCAGTCTGCACATAGTATGTCTGACCTGCTGTTAAACCTGATTGATCTTTGTTTACTGTGCCAACCACATCTATTGTAGCTTCTGCTGTATCAGCATATGTACCACCTGATGCTATGCCTATGTAACCTTCTGATGTTATGTTTGTTGGTACTGCATTTTGCAATACTCTAACAGTGCCATCATCCCCATCACCTTGATCTCTATAACCAATAAGCACTTTTTCTGAAGTGCTGTCATACTCTATGCCTATCCACTCTGTAGCAGCGTTAAACTCAGTTACACCAGAAAAAGAAACATCTGTTCCTGATATTGTACCAACATTAAACTTACCTTTATTAGAATCACCTTGATCTCTAAATGCTACAACAGCTTTATTTGTAGCAGTATCAATTACAACTTGACTATAATTTGCTACACCTGTTTCATAAACAGCTACTGTACCAAAACTGATAGATGTTCCTGATACTGTAGCAACAGTTGCTTCTCCTCTGTTACTTTGACTTCCATTAGCAGAAACAAATAAAAACTTCCCACTATCGCTATCGTATGCAATATCAGGATAAAGCTGACCACCATTCATCCAACCTGCTCTTGTACCAAAACTGATAGATGTTCCTGATACTGTACCAACTATACCTAAACCAGTAGCAGAACCTCCACCAACATAGATTGTGGTTGTCGTATCATAGTTAATAACTACTTTACCATTTGCAGTATCAAACCCTACTGATTGCCAATATGTTGCAGAACTTGAGTAAACAACAGGGGTTCCAAAACTTATACTTGTACCACTTACTGTGCCAACTACAGCAGTTCCATAGTTACTATTTCCTAGATCACAATATACAATTACAACTTTGTTATTAGTGCTGTCAAATGTTGCAGACATATAAGCTGCATGAGCAGATTCAAATGTAACAGCAGATCCAAAACTAATGTCAGTTCCACTTACTGTACCCACCACAGCTTTTCCATAATTACTATCGTCTGTATCTCTATACGCAATAACTACTTTGTTAGAGTTAGAGTCAAAAGTAGCTGCAATAAACTCTGTGTTACCTTGCTCAAACTCGACAGCAGTGCCATAAGATATATCAGTTCCTGATATTGTGCCTACACGAGCCGTACCTTTTGCATCATCATCTCTATAAATAACAACGTTTTTACCACTATCGCTGTCATGTACTATATTGATATAGTTTGCAGCACCAGTAGTAAACTCTGATTCAGAACCTAATGCTTGTGCAGACCCACTAATTTGCGTAACAGTACCAGTACTATTAACAATTACAGGCTTACCATTTGTAATCGCACCAGATGCAACAGCTTTATATTTACCTACTTGTTTAGGGGGAATGTACGCTACCATGTCTTACCCTTTCACAATCAATGTAGAACCAGCTACTGCTGTTCCTGCTGTTACTGATGGATCATCTGCTGTCTGACTTAATGTGCCATCTGTTTGTACAAAATATGTTTGGGCTGGTATTATGTCTTCTAGTATTCCAGCAGGTTGCATAACTACTCCTTTTCCAGCACTGTTATCTTCATTAAAAGTAAATACTGTTCTTTTAGCACTAGAATCAAAAGCAGCCCTTACCCATGTTACTGCATCAGATTCAAAGGTAGCAGGAGAATTAAATGATATAGACGTACCCGATACTGTACCAATTACAAAATCCCCTCTATTACTACTAGCATCATTTCGATACCCAATTATTACTTTATTAAGATTGCTGTCAAAAGTTGCGTATGTATATGTTGCTGTTCCACTTGAATACACAACTTCTGAACCAAAACTAATACTAGTTCCGCTAACCGTACCCACAATAGCTGTACCAACACTAGAATTACCTTTGTCTTGATAAGAAATAACTACTTTATTATTAGAACTATCAAATGTAGCAGAGTTCCAATCTGACTCTGCACTATTGTAAACAACAGGAGTACCAAATGAGATAGATGTACCACTTACCGTTCCTACAACAGCAGTTCCATAATCAGAATTACCGTAGTCTCTATATGCAATAACTACTTTATTATTACTGGTATCAAAAGTTGCATCCATATGAATAGCATATCCAGTTTCAAATATAACAGGGGAACCGAAACTGATTGATGTACCACTAACTGTACCTACTACGGCTTTACCTTTATTGCTGTCAGCATCGTCTTGATACCCAAAAATTACTTTGTTAGAGTTACTATCAAAAACACCAAAATTTCTAGATGAAGTAACGGTATTTGCGCTTTCATATACAGTTGGGGAGCCAAACGATATACTATTGTCTGAAGTATCTATTGTTCCTACGATTCCAGTACCGTAATTACTATTGTCTTCATCTGAATATCCTATAACAATTTTATTACTATTAGAATCGTGTACAATATTACTGTCTGTTATTTTAACATTACTATTAAAAGCTACAGGTGTTCCCCAACTAATACTATTATCAGAAGCATTTACCGTACCTACAGCAACAGTACCGTCATCATCACTTCCTGTATCAACATAAGAAACAACAATTCTGTTATTTGTACTGTCATAGCAAGATGCAATACGAGTTGAAGAAGATGAATCAAAAGTAACAGCAGTACCTACAGAACTAGAAGCAGATGCTATTTGAGGCATATTATCAGCAATAGCACCTTTAGTATTTATCGTAACAGGTTGCCCAGTTGCTACTGTATCTTGTGCAAAGCCTATGAATGATTCTGATGTTATATTTGTTGCTACAGCATTTTGTAGTACAATACCTTTTCCCTTACTACTATCTCCATCATCTCTATAGAAGATAACAGCTTTGTTTTCATTGCTATCAAATGCAGTTGATGTATATTTAGTGGTTGCTTCATTAAAAGTTACAGCAGTTCCATAACTAATAGATGTACCAGATACTGTTCCTATAATATATTTTCCATAATCACTATCTGCATCATCATAGTAAGAAACAATTACTTTATTATTTGAGTTATCAAATGCAGTTGATATATCTTCTGTGTCAGCAGCTTCAAATACAACAGCAGATCCAAAACTAATTCCAGTACCACTCACCGTTCCTATAACAGATGTACCATGTCCACTATTACCAGCATCGTGATATACAATAACTACTTTATTATTTGAACTGTCAAAAGTTATATCTATGTCTCTTGTACTAGCAGACTCAAATACAACTGCTGTTCCAAAACTAATGGAAGTTCCAGAAATTGTACCTACAATGGCTGTACCATAATTGCTATTTCCATTATCTTGATAAGCAATGACTACTTTGTTGTTACTGCTATCAAATACACATTTAATATATGCACTATCTGCACTTTCAAATACAGCTGCTGATCCAAAACTTATATCTGTACCTGATACAGTCCCTACTTTAGCAGTACCATACTGGCTATTTCCCCAATCTCTATAAACTATTGCTACTTTGTTATTTGAACTATCAAAAGCAACTGAATTTCTAGAATTATTAGCATTGGAATCAAATGTAGCAGCAGTACCAAAACTAATACTGTTATCAGATGAATCTATAGTTCCTACAATAGCTTTACCAGTTTCACTAGTAGGTTGATGAGTATATACAATAACAATTTTATTTAAATTGCTGTCAAAAGTTATACCAAAGTTAAGAAGATATGCACTCTCAATAACAGTTGGAGTTCCAAATGTAATGGTTGTTCCGCTTACAGTACCCACACAAACTGTTCCGTAATAAGAGTTACCTTGATCTGAATATGCTACAATTACTCTATTATTAGAACTATCAAATGTTGCTACTGTACCTGTACCACCCTCACCAACTACACCACTTTCAAAAACTGTTTCTGATCCAAGTGATTCGGCTGTTTCACTAATTTCACTAACAGTACCATCAGTATTCACGACTACAGGCTTACCTCCAGTAATAGCACCAGAGGCTGTTGCTTGTGTCTGCCTAGATAGTTGTGGGTTATTACCGACTATACGCATAGTAATCCTTATTCTGCGCTAGGATCTACCCAATTAG